TAGGCCATTGCCTGATTCATATCCCCGTAAAGCGTGGAAACGAATTTGTCAGCGGTAATTGTTTGCGCAAATATACGCTCTCCGTCTATGTATGTTGGCGAGCCAGTTTTGCGCCAGGCTTCAACAATGGCTTTCGTGTCGGAATCAGTAAATATCCTGTCTGTTAATTCTTCTGTCCCCGTAACAGACTCCCAAGGAACTTCCGAAGAGCCTGTAATAACAATACTGCCGGACATCCTGATGCCATCAACAGGATCAATTTTTACATAATTATTTTCGTTAATGTAGGCCGCCCATCCGTAAACATCCGTCTCATATCCTGCATAGCCGTTAAGATTGCCCTCTCTAATATGTGTTGTAATGGTATCCCACGGTTCGCCATCGTGAGTGAAGACTGACAGATTAGGCGCATTGGTATCAGAGGCGGTGATATAAATACCTCCGTCCCCTGCCTGCCCGTAATTGACTACCGACGCCCCTTTTGTCCATGCTGGATTATTGTCAGTTGCATAATTGCCGGACTTGTCCCTTCTAACTCTATAAACAGGCGCAAAACTATTTTCAATTACTTCCAGCCATTCATCATAGATACCTTCTTTAATTCTCAGAATATCGCCAACTGCAAAGGTATCATTACCTTCGATTATAATTTCTGCTATCCCTTCTGTAATCAGTGTATCGCCCGCTTCTGTGATTCGCGTATCGCCCGCTTCTGTGATTCTATTAATTGCCGTCCCGTCCGTAACAGTCATATCAGCAGCCAGGACATCGCCCCCTTTGACTGTAATATCAGACCCAGAATGAACCGATATGGAATTGTATTCAAAGACGGATGTTCTGATAATTCCCCGTGCGGCTATGTTCCCAACCTCAAGAAGGTCTGGTTTCAGCAAGAAGCCTGCCCCTGACGAGCCGGAAACATAGTTTGAACTCCGAACAGCCGGTTCGTCGCTGTAATCGCCGTCCAGAATAAGATTGTCGCCAGATGTCGCGCCTAAGCGCATCAATGAATTGGTCTTATCAAGCAATATTTTAGCGTTTGCCGGGACTTCATTGTCGCCGAAGAAATCATCGCCTGCGAAGAAGCCGCCGAGCCGAATCACTCCATTTATTACGATGGATGTATCATATGCAGCGGGCATTGCCTCTGCCATCGCAAAAGTCGAAACGCTGCGAAGCTTGATGTAACAAGTATCTCCGGTCTCATATATCGAGCCGAGTCCAGAGAAAACAAAAGACCCTGCTGTATTCTGTCCAACATAGTGATATGTTAAATCGTTGTTTGACGCGTATATATCGCAGTGCGAATATAACGAAGTTGGCGGAGGAGTGAAGATCACTCGGACGGCGCAATAATTATATGCCTCCCCGCCGGCAACAAGTTCCGCCGTGATACCGGTTGGATGTGCAGGAACTATTTGAGGTGTGCCCGGTATGCCCGTCCCGATTGATGTCCATGTTGACGGGACTCCATAGACGGATATTGATTGAGCCTGTATCTCATATTCCACGCCTTCGATGACATTCGGGATGGTAATTGTCAGATTGTCCATCTCCGGAGTATATTGAAATTGCGTTTCGCCGACGATCCTGTATCGCAATCGATAGCCTCTGATCCGCACCACATTTGATGGCGCAGACAGATATACAATAATTGATGCTGTGCTGCCTCCGCCGGATGTCGTGGAAATATCCGTCCCGGCCTCTGTTGCTTCTATGGTAGGCGGGTCAGGCGGTAATTTAGTAATATCAACCGGCGTTGTTGTTTGCGGGTCAAATGGAGGTATTGTTCCAGTGTCTGACGTGTATATTGCTGAGGCCACATCCACCAGAAACAACTGAGCCGTAAAGTCACCAGCCCGATGGATAGAATGAACAAGCAATTCAACCGTCTCACTGTTCGCCTCGCCAAACATGGCTAGGTCGCCGACTTTCGGGCCGAAAGCTTCTGCGACAGGAGTTTGAAGTTGAAGTGTCGCCGTTTCTCCGACTTCAGTCACAATGGATAGAACTAACGTTGTTCCGTCTGATTTTCTGAATCTGCAAGCATAGGACTTGCCTGCCTCCATTGCAAATAATTCATCAAGCGTAATATGTATTATGTTCCCCGAAACAACATCCAGCGATTTCACCCTGCCCCAGCTCAATCCCCATAACGGAATATCATGCGATACGCGGACTTTATCCCCCTTCCGGCACACAAGGTGTTCAAAATCCATGTAGAGCGAATACATTTCAGGCCGTAGTCTCGCTTGCGCAATATGATAGCGGCCAAATTTCCAGATCAGGTCAGGATGCGTGATGCCCGGAAATTCTATGGTTTCAAAAAGAGTGGCGTTGCCGGAATTATAGCCGTCATCATAAACAATGCGTTCATCGTCGTTATAGCCATTCAGTTCGTTTTTGAATCTTATCCTGAACGCGTGGGGCCGGTTATAAAGCTGCTTCTCCGCGCTGAATCCCCATGAATTACGGGGAGTGATGTGTTGGACAAGAGACTGTGATCCTGTATCGACAGTAACAGACCAGAGGCCATCTTTGATTGTAATAGCCGCCCGCGCTGTTGAAGCAATGTCCTGACATGCCTCGAAGACAGAAGACGTATAATCCCGATACATATTGAATGCGTAGCCTTTTGTCGCACAGAACTCATAGAACTCGCCAAGACCGGCATCGTCAACCTGCGTGGACGTTCTGGCCCGCGCATTAGCTTTGCCCATAAGGACGTGACGAATAAGCGCAGCAGGATTATTTGTCACGGCATAAGAAGCTTCGTTCGCTCCCCATGTTTCTGCGACGGAGTCCCATATCGGGCAATACGACGACACAACGCCATTAAGATTATCAAGTTGCCCACTTAACTGATCTGTAGCCTTGATCCTAAGAGCCGTCACGGCCAGCGGGTGGGGGAATGTAATGGGATAAGCTGTTTCGATATTCCTAAGATACACCCAATATATTTCGTCTAGTATTTTGTCATCGTCGGTATCGGCTGTCACGCGCGCAATGCCGACTTCGTATGCTTTCGTATTATCTACAGTCCATCGCCAGCCATAGCGGACGGCAGAAGTTGTCATGTCTGTGAAGGTCTTCTGCTCAACGGTTGTCCATGCCGGCGCGCCCACCTCCCTGTATTGCACTAGAACGGTAACGCTGCGCGCGATTCTGTTGCCCTGGTCATCAAACTGAACCAAGCCTCTTGCAAAGGCCACATCAACCGACAGTTCGTCAACGTTTGCTTTTGCCGTTCTTACTATTTGCCCGCCTACATTCGTAATTATCACGCCGATGGAGTCTTGCCGCACGGCAGATGGGAAAAGAGTCAACGGTGTATCAGTTGACCACCCTTCGTTTGTTTCAATTTCAACGCCCGCATATGAAGAAAGAAGCGTGTCGCCGATCTTGATGTTCTCGATCTTCAACGGCCCATACCCCCACACAAACAACATGCGCAGGTATTCGTCCGAGCCGACTAGCTCCGTATATGAACTCGCACCCAGAGGCGGATATACTTTATGCGTTCCGAGGGCTACGGGTATAGGCCCCCATGGATTGGCTTGATTGGAGTTTGCCCCTATTGAATACGTAGGGGAATCGTTATAACTTTGCCGTGCCGCCAGTGAATTAGAATATTTTATTGGCGCGATGGCATTGACGAGTAGCGATCCGGCGGTCATCGCCGCCATTGACACGCCCGCCTGCACCGCCGCTATGCCAGCTTGAGAAGTAACCCCCAATTGCGCCGCTAACGCGCCGCCATATACATTTCCTACGACGGTAGCCGCCACCACAACGACAATGGTCAGAATCGTCCGCAGTGGATTTTTTCCACCACCGCCGCCGCCGCCATGCAGAGGAGCGTAAACAAGAATATGAGATGCAATATCGGGGATAAGTTCCCATTCTTCGCGGGGAACGGGAAGCCCATCAACTTCAACGAGATAGGCATCAGACCACGCAGACTGATCCATTCGCTCCACGATCTGCCGAATTGTCATCCCATGCTCAACCTGCATGACCTTCGGCGCATGGAAAGCCAGTGGGCTAACTATGATTTGTCGATTATCCACCTGTAGAATCCCTCAACTCTTTGTTTCCATTGTGGACTGGCAAATTCCTCAACTGTCGAATTTACACCGTCCATGATATGTAGCATCCGCCGACGGTCAATGACAAGTCCTGCATGACAAACAAGGCCGTCAACACGCAGCAAAATCACATCATATGGAATAGGCGTCTGCACTTGCTGCCATTTTAGCCGTTCCTCTTTCATTGTCCTGGCAACCTTCTTGAGCGAAGCCAACGAATCATCAACAAAGATTTCCGCATAATCCGGCAAATCAATTCCTAGTTGCTCGCGGTAAACCATCACGATTAATTTCCAGCAATCGCAGCCGTTTCTATTGTTTCCGTTTTTTAAAAATGGAATTCCGATATAGTTCTCCACATTCATCAAAATATCACCCAAACAGCCCAGAAAAATACGATGGAGTCATTGACCCAGCAGGATAGGGTTCGGACTCCAGCGTCTCCAGCCTCAATGTCCCCGTAATCGTCGTTGCATTGTATGTAATGTTGGTTAACTTGAACTCAGGCCAACTTGCATCTACCGTATCAAGCGCATTGTCCATAACAAGATCAAGCTGACAAGTTACAGGCGTAAAAACGCTTCTTATTGTCTCCATGTATGCCCGGTGAATATTATCGATCTCGAGTTGCATCTCCCCCGGGCCTTCATCTGTTTCGTCGGGCAATTTAATCCTCACCGGAAGGAAAAAATATGTTTTCCCATTTGATATTGTGCCATAAACTTTTTCTGTATCAGTTGTAAATTCTGTCAGTTCCTGCGTTGGGTCGGTGCTTATTCTGATATCATCGGCAAGGTCTGGGTGTGAAAGTGTTATTAAAGCGATAGGAACGCGGCCCGTTTCCTGCGCAAAGGCGGCCTGACGAAAATTTAACGAAGTAGTAGTCATATATCCTCCTAAGGCAATATCTCCAGAGATAAGCTTACTTCATACACTTCCGGTTCAACTGCCGTCCATGATGGAGACTCGGTAAATCTCATCTCGCATGCGGCTGTATGCGCCGGCGGTTTTGTCCATGAAAATCTAAGGGAGCCGCCGAGTAGTGTTGTATTATAGAACGTGGCCAATGATGTCAGTTGAGTCCCCGTAAGAAGCATCGTCCCTGATACAGGCTCGACGCCTGCGGTGAATCTGCGCCGCACTTTTGCTGGCCCCGCGTCCATCTCGGATTTAATTGTCGTCTCCGCAAAGGACTGGCTGTATCCATTAACAAACAACTGTTGAGGTAATGTTGTCGGCCAACTTGGTACGCTCATTTTTTACCTCCCCGTTAACTGCATTCGCGCACCGTAATTGGCACGCATCGCCTTATTTGATTGCGAGCCGAACTGACCGAGCTTTTTCGCGACAGCTTGATCGATATAAACGTCGATGGCCTTTCCGCCGTCCGCTGTGGCACGTTCCTGCGTTTTGACATCGGCTCCCACATTGTTATAGATGTTCACCTCCGTCCCTCCGCCGTAGGCTTTCACGCCTAAGTCCCCGCCAATTCTCGTCAGAGGCATTACCGCCTCCGGCCCCGCTTCGCCCATAAGTCCGGCTCCCCTGGCCATAGGGAAGACAGTCGGTCTGTCCACGATCCCGCCACGGGCGAATGGAATGACATTGCCGCCTTGAAAGACGTTGCCTTTGGCTACCCAGACAGCCGGCCCAGTAGTGGCAGGGATGCTCGCAGCGCCGCCGAAGAGAGAGTCGAGGCCGCTGGAGATTGCCCCGAATAGCGGCCTGGTAATGTTCTGATAGATCATCATTCTCAGGAGGTCATCGATCATCGCGTCGATCATGTCACTGAATGACATTTCCCCTGTCCGGGCAAATTTTACTATTGCATCGGCGCTATCTCGCCCCCATCCCTCGATT